TGTGTAGGAACTAGATGCTGTAACTGCTGTTGATCCACCATTAGTAAGAACTACTTGAGTAGCTCCTGCTGATGCTGCTGAAGCAACGGCTAGGTCTTTAATATGGTCTGATGCAGTTTGAGCCTGCATGGTTACTTTACCAGCAGTAATTGCTTCGCCTGCATAAGCATAAACGAATTCACTACCATCTGGAAGTACCATTCTAGCTCCGATCCGATTCTTCTTTGTTGAAGAAGTAACCTTCTCATCTCCAAAAGAGCCTTGTATTGTAACAGGAAATGCCATGATTTCCCTCCTATTTATAAAGTAGAGGACTAACCTCTACGACCAACCGATAAATAAAATTCGCATAAGCTCGGTCAATCGTTACACTTATACTAGATTACAGAACTACTCCTCTGTGTCTACCATAGTTACTTCTGCAACTACAGGTTTTTCTTTTGGAGTAGGTTCTGTTTTCTTTACATTTGTTGTGGGTTTGCATACACAAGGTTTACCTTGAACTTCAAGTCTGCATTTGCCATCCCACTCTATAGGAAATAATCCTATATTACCTCGTCTTTGTTGCGTTGAAGGATCATTAGGTTGGTTAGGATAAGCAGAACCACAAGGCTTTGCCAAATCCCCCTCATTGTTAAACTTAGGAATATGATTGTAGTATGTAGTTTTAGCTTGCCAATCTGGCAGCAATCCTTCAAACTTATCTATTCCCATTTCTTTCCTCTGCTTGTTAATTTCATCTCGCAAAGGTTTATTTCTGTTTCCGTACAAATGATTGACCATATGATTCCTCCATTAATCATTAGTTATTAGTAGCTAATGCTGCTGCATCAAAGATAAGACCTGCGCCTTTAGTGTCATCTAATTCAAAGACACCATAGTCTGAGGTCATGACAACTTCTGTTGCTCTTAAAGAAGCATCTCGTTGTCTTTCTTGTCTAGTTTCTACAGAGTTAAGAACTGCCATTGCTCCCTTAGAAGCTATAACACCTGTTGCATCATCTGACGAATCTACAGCAAGGTTACCATCTTCAAAGATTGGAACATTGTTTATAGGTCTTAAACCACTATAAAAGTTTCTAAGTAAATCAGCGCTGTATCCTTCTGGAATTGCATTGGTAGCAGTAGATGCTACTGTTGCTGCTTCTTTTGAAAGATATGCTACTGAGTTTGGATGATGTAGTATGTAAACATCGCTACCAAATTTATTAGCTTTAGCAAATGCTATTGCTCCATGAACATTTTGTGTTTTCATGAATTTGGTTGCAGCGCCTACAGTAGTGCCACCATTTAAAGAACCATACAATGCGTGAACATCTGTATCTTTCTTTCTTGCCATTGCATCCCCTAATTGTTTACCAATTATTGTGAATACATTGTTTTGTTGCTCACGAACAAGTTTATCGGTTAAGATAACTTTTGCTCCTACTTCACTTGCAGTAAGATCAACTGTTGTCATTCCGATTTCTTCATCGTCAGTTATGTCTACTCCATCAGTTAAATCAGATACAGACATCTGTCCGACTTTCGGTACTGTAACCTGTTTTGAACCACTAGCTAGACTAAAGGATTCAATTAACGCCATTGCTGGAGCATTGTGTTCCTCAGTATATCTGGCTGCTGCGATTATAATTTTACTCGCATTCTCCAGATTACCTGTTGTTGCTGTTTGAGCCATTACGCCCTCCTTCCAACTATTTAATAAACCACCTAAGTGGACAAGTTACCTTGCTACTTATAATCCTAAGATTCTTTTTGCAGCAGCTACAGCATCTGGACTTCTATCTCCAGCGTTGTACTTATCAAGAAGTCTTTGTTCGCTGGTCGAACCTTCTGCTGGAGCTTGACTGTTGTCGTACTGCTGTGCAGGTACTTGCTCCTTCTTTAGTTTCGCTATCTCAGCTTTTAATTTACTGACTTCTGATTGTGAACTTGCGTGTTTCTCCATATCTTGAGGGTTGTCATATGCCATTAATTCTTTAGGAGATATATTATATTTATCCCCTATTTCCATAGCTGCATTAAACTTGCCCTTGTAATACGCATCTAAATTTTGTATGTTCTGATTATACTGTTGCTCGTTAACTCTTGATTGCTTTAACTGCTGAGTCATTTGGTCAGCTTGAGCTTGCTCCATTCCTTGCTCAACTAATGCACTATTATATCGAACAGCTTCAGACTCTATAGCCTGTCTTTGCTTTTCAACTTCATATTGCATTACTTGTTTTTGTAAATTATCTTGATACTGTTTAGTTTCTTCAAGTTGCTTGTTCAAACTTTCAACATCAATCTTTGGTGTTTCAGCAGGAGCTTCTGCTGTATCAGAACTTACTTGCCCATCATCCTGTGATACAGGAGCTTCGGCAGGTGTAGTTTCTGTTGTTTGTTCTGAAGGCGTAGCTTCAGTAGTTGTAGGTTCTACAGGTGTATCAGTAGCAGGCGCTTCTGTGCTTGGAGCAGCAGGCGTTGCTTCTGTAGTAGAGCTATCTAAACTTAATTGTTGTTCGTTATTTTCGGTTACCATATAATCCTCCTATTGTAAAGTATCCTATTTTGTTTATGATTTGTCAATTGTCAATCCCTTTTAATTTCCTTCTTAACATATGTGTAAAAGTTTTTATCAGCTAATGGAATTAAATTTTCTTTTCCTTTTGCTTTTAAAGCAATCTGTCTTAGTGCGTGCGCTCTTAATAACTTTTGAGCAGTAGTCATTCCACCTTTACTAGAAGCCATTAGCTTGTTTATAACTAATGGTGGCACAGGATTTTTGTTGCTGTTTCGTTCTATATAATCTCGTTGTTCCTTTGTAGCTTTTCTTAAAAAGTTTTCTTTTAATATTGAATATAAGTTTTGATCAAAGTTACCTGCTTTTGTTTTAGCCATGTCAAATAACGCATAATACTCTGCCATAAGTTTTTTGTCTGGGTTAGGAGAATTGATGTCATCAGAGTTGTACTCTACTTCTAATGCTCCTTTTTCATCTCCGTAAGATTCTATTATGTCATAATATTTATCTACAAATGACTTGCCTATTGCAACATCTCTTCCTAATTCTTCTAACTTGTTCCATCTTTTTTCTTTAATTTCGTCTAGCCTAGAATAATATTGATCAGCATCTGTTATTCTTTCTTTAGCTTCTTTGTTGAAAGGAGTTTCTTTATCTTTAATTAACTCTTGTATGATTGCTTTTTCGTATGGTTCTATGTCGTAATAATTTTTACCAAAGGTATCTACAGATACATCTTGTAACAAATCTCCTAATGACATAGGTGTCTGCGCTGCTCCTGCTAGGTCTGAAAAAACTGACACAGCTCCTGTTGCTATTCCTGCTGCTGACCCTTCTCGTTGTACTTTGTCTTTTGCTTCTAATACATTTAATTTCATATCCTGTACAGCAAATGGAAAAAACTGTTCTGTTAAATTTATCATAGCTGTCTTAGGATCATACTCCCCATCTTTTAAATTTAACAAGTCTGCATCTTTACCCATAAATGTTTTTCCAGATAATATATCATATGCTCTTGCTACAGTTGGAGAAGATAATCCTCTTCCTGCATCTATAACTCCTTTAGGGTCTTTCTGATAGGCAGAACTCCCTATAGTTCCAAACAATCTAACTGTTGCTAACTGTGTACCAAACAAATTCCAATCTCTGTCTTGGAATCTTATTGTCATAAAGTTAGGATTAAATATCCATTTTTTAGAAAATACAGTTTTATCTCCTACTTTTTTACTTGTTGTTATTTCTTTAAAAGGATTCAAATCCGTTTCATTTCCTAGCGCATAGTTTAAAGCAAAGGTTAATGTTGTTCCATATCCTATAAAGCTCATAAGCGTTTGTGATGCTAATCGTTCTTCAAGAGTTACATTAACACCTATTGTTTGAAAAGGTCGTTTTGCTGTTCCGTATATACCATTAAACAAATTTTCTATTCTTGTCTGAAAAAATCTAGGAGCAAACAACAACAACTCTCCATAATCTCCACCAAAAGTTTTCCTACTATACCCTGTTACTCTGTTAACAACATTAGTTATTTCTCTTAACTGCCCAGAGTTTATTATGTCTTGTATGTTTCCGCCAGCTCTTAACAATCTTTCAACTTCTTTCTTTGTCATTTCCATTCGCATGACATCTCCAGCATTTGAAAAGGCTCTGTTAGCATTTCTTATTCCACGCGCATTTTCTATTTTTTGGGAAAGACCTGCTACTCTTCCTCTTCCTTGTTGTGCTATAGCAAATTCAAATTCTCCTCCAGATATGTGCAATCCATTTTTAACCAATGTATCTAAATCTAATCCTGTATCTTTTTTTAATCTTGTATTAAAAGATTCCATATGTTTGCTTAAAACTTTTGGGTCAACTAAAGATTGCAAGTTAGCTTTGAACGCTCTTGCCCATGCTGACGGACTTCTTGCCCATCCAAACAACAATGTAATTCCATTAGCTGAAAAGTCTAAGGTTGCTCCTAGTCCTCTAGTCAAACCATTAATAGCTTTGATTGTAGCAAACCTTTCTTTCTTAGGAATTAAAATAGGATCGTTCAATATAATCTTTTCTATTTCTCTGCCCATATCGTCTATCCACCCTTCTTTAGGGATGCCATTATATTCTATTAACTGTGGCAAATTATCTAATTCTTTTCTAAATTGTTCTTCTATTTTTTTCATGGTAGATAAATATTCTTGATCTAACTTGTTAGTTTTTTGCATGATTTGCCTTCTTTGTGTGTTGATAGTTTCTGTTAACGCATCCCAATTACTTAAAGTGTTTTGGTCAGCTAAAGCTCTGTCTTTTATTGGGATACGCAATCTTTTATTTACATCAGCTCTAATTTCTTTTAGTATTGCTCTGATCTCATCTGGATTAGCCATAGGGTCGTTTAAAAAATTGTCTAATTTTTTTAACAGTTTTTCATTAGATTCTTCAATCCCTAGAAACTTAAATCCGTTAGGGTCGCCTAATCCCCTGTCTATATCTCTTAATAAATTTCTAACATTTTTTAATTCAATTAAAGGTTTAGCCAATGCTGCGCTTAACACTCCTTTTTCTACTTGGTCTGCGTAGTATTGTTTATATGTCATGTTTTGCTTAAGAGCATTTGGTCTAAGATTTTCTAGTGCTTCTTTTCTGTATGTAGAAGATATATGGTCTGTAACATCTTTGGCGTGACTTTTAATTCCTTCAGCAAATCCTTTGTATTGTACTCTTGCTCCTGTTTCTGGATTTACATAACCTATTCCTTCTGCTTGGCTAGTAAACTGCGCATCAAAATCAAACCTGTTTATTGTGTTACCAGAAGTGTCGTACAATACTGCATCATCAAAATCAAAATCTCCTTGCTTTCGTATGCCTCCTTCTCTTCGTATATAAAACCCTCTGTCTATATTATCTGCTAAATTTCCCTGCTCTATTATGTCGCCTCTTGAAGCAGATATTAAATTATTTTCTTTTACATATTGGTCGTAGTCTGCTATCTCATCTCTTAGGTCTGCAAAGAATTTTCTTTGGTCTGGAGTTAATTCATCCCAAAATCTAGGAAGTCTTGCTGCTACATCAGCTATTGTTGGAGCTACTCCTGTTGGCATACCACCTTTGTCTATTAAACTAGTTATAACTTCAACCCCTTCTGTTCTACTTAAATCATCGCCAAACACTCTGTCTGCTTCAGCATTCCATCTATCTCTTAATACTTTAGCAAAACTTGATCCGTCATCTGCAATTTGTTCTGCCTTTCTTGTTATAGGTTTTGTGTACTGTGCAATTCTAGCTTCACTAGCTGTAGGTAATCCAAACCTGCCTATTACAGGGAGCTTGTTATCTCCTAACATTCCTCCTACCCAATTCCTTAACTTATCCCCTTTGCCTAATCCTCCAACAACAGTTCTGCCATTTAGTGGTCGTCTTGTCGGATCAAGGCTTGTTTGTACTATTCTTTCTGCTGCTCCTTTCTTTACCCCTACTGTACTAGTTAAAGGGTTAGGAGTAACTGTGCTAGGTAATTCTTCTCCTATTTCTACTGCATCATCAAATAACCCATCTCTAGGTTTTGGTGGTAGCTGTGACTCTGGAGTTGTTTTACTTATATCTTCAAATATAGATAGTTGTCTGTCGATATGTTGCGATCCTGTTAAATTCTTTTCGTTTAACAAATTGTCTATTCTTATATGCCAATTTGTCCACTCTGCTGTTCCTCGTTGTGGAATATCAGTAGCATTAATAATAAGTGGAGCGCCTTTTTCTCTACCTATAATATATCTTCCGTCTTTACTTGAAATAATTTTTGCATCAAGTTCATCCCATGCTTTAGTTTGCTCTTCAACAGTTTGTTTAAAAGGCTGATATTTTTGTCGTGCTATAGAATCTTCAGCAAGTTTTTTAACATTTGCACTTTTGCCTAATAATTTTCTTCCTCCTGCTGTTGCGCCTTTTGATACAGGCAGTAATACAAATGGATCAATCATTTCTATTCCTCCTTTGTAGCCAATAGTTGGAGCTATATCTTTTACTAAAAAGTTAGCAGGTGTTTCTGCCCATTTAGGTAACGAGCCTACCCATCCTGTTGGAGTATTCACTTCATGCAAATCTAATTCATCCCATGCTTTGTCGGATGCTTCTAACCAACTATCTCCTTGTTCTCTGTATTTTTTATGTATCTGATTAAATGACTGCTCTCCTTCTAACATAAAACTTTTTTTCGATCCTGCTAACGGAGCTGCTGCTGTTGCTAACAACGGATCCCATGCTTCTGTAAATTTGCCAAGCACATTTAAAACAGGTTGCAGTGCTGTTCCAGCTCTTTGCCATCCACCCATATCAGCAGTTGGGTCTATTGCTTTTGCAGTTGCGCCAATTAATGATTGTGGATCAAACACATCCATTCCTCTTTCGCCTCGCAAAAAGTTTCTAAATGCTCCACCTGTTGGATCTATAGCTCTGGCTGTAGCTGCTCCAAACTGTCCGATTTTAGGAGCTATATATTTTATAGACTCTGCTACATCAGAAGATAACCCTAAGTTTTTTGATGGGGTTGTTGGTTTGCTAGGAGCTGGAAGTTTGCCTTGAGATATCATAGTTGGAATTTGACTACCAAATATAGGAGTCTTTAATCCTGCTGACATTCCCATAGTAGGGATTTGTACTTGCGCTCTTGGTGTAGGCACAAAGCTCTGTGTAGGTTGTGGTCTTATATTATAATATTTATGATTAGGTGTATGTGGCATTATCTACCTTAAAAATATATGAATCTTGTTGACGGAGCTGATGTCCTTGTTCCTTGCGATCCAAAGCTACCTCTCATTTCTGGGGTCATGCTACTGTATCGTTTAGTAAACGGATCGCTTTCCAAGAAGTCTGCAAACCTCATAGTAGGAGCGCCTCCTCCTCTGATCTGACTACCTAACTCTCCTAAGTATTGATTGTATATATCTCCAAATGATCTTTGAAAATATTGTTTACGAGCAGGAGCTTTAGCAAAAGTTTTACCTGCTGGAGAACTAAAGTAAGCTAGTTCTGGTTTGTACTCAAGCATATCGCCTGTGTACTGATTAAATGGATTGTTAAAAAAATCGTTTGCGTTTTGTCCGTTTGCCATACTTACCCCTTAAAATAATAACTCGCCTTGCGAAACTAATGCAGGCATTGTCATTGGTGGAATTGTTACTGTTGTTTCGTCATCTTTCTTTTTCTTCTTCTTTTTCTTTGTAGTTCCACTTACTAAATTAGGATCATTAACTATCATGTTTGTTTGATTACCTTGTTTATCTATCTCTGTTCTAATAGCCTGTCCTTTTCCAAGTGCATCATACCCAATAATATTTGTGCCTGTTATATCGTATCTTGGTGTTAACCCTTCTCTTTGTTTAGCATCATATGCTTTTTTTTGCTCTTCAGTCATATAATAAGTAGTAGGATCAATAAATCCACCACCTTCTCCACTAAATGCTACTGACATTCCTTGTGGTCTGTTAACTTTTGGCATTGTAGACTGAACACTTTGTGGCATTACAGGTGTTGGCGCTATTGCTGGTGTTGCTGCCATAGGTACTACAGGTGGCGTTGCTGCAGGTACTACAGGTGGCGTGGGAGGTACAGGTGGCATAGCTCCTGTATTCATAGTCATTGCAGCATTAGCTGCATCCATATCTATTGCTCCAGAAGTTGCAGGTATTATTCCTTGATTTGCCATTATTGTTGACATTGCAGGTGGCTGTGCTGCTGTTGCAACTGTTCCTTGTGGAGTTACATATTGTGAAAATGCTCCACCTATTCCACCTCTAGCTAATGCTGAAGGTAGGAAGGCTGATGCAGGCGCATCAAATTGTTGTTGTCTATATTGCCTGCCTAACATTCTTCCTAATGCTCCTCGTGTTGCAGCACTAGTTCCTGCTCCCATCCCTTGATATAATAATTGTAATTGTTCTTCTGGACTAGCATACATACTAGATAAAAATTGTTGTCTTTGTGTTGGGTCGCTAGCTTGCAAAGCTCCACTTACTTCCCCTAAATATTCTTGAAACGCTGCAGGGTCTAATCTGCCACCTGTTCTCATAAAGTTTTCAAATGCAGAGTAAGGACTTCCTGCTGTCGCAGCATACGGACTATCTGGTAAATCTCCACCTTGCGCATAAAACGCAGCTTCCATTTGAGGCAACGCAATATCTGTCATATATTCTTCCATATCTGGAGTTAATGCAGTTGTTGGTAAGAACGAAGCATACCTCAATAACTGTTGTTCTGGAGTTAACATAGATTGTACATACTGACTTCTATCTCCTAACACTCCACCTAACTCTCCTAATCCTGCTAGTGTTGCTGCAGGAGTTGGAGCAAATCCTCCTCCACCTATAACATTTGTTCCTACAGGTGGTGTTCCTACAGGTGGTGTTCCTACAGGTGGTGTTGCTGCAGGTGGTGTTGCTGCAGGTGGTGTTGCTGCAGGTGGTGGTGTTATTGTTGGTTGTGGGACTACAGTAGATTTTAATAATGTATCAGCATCATCTTGTGCTTCTTTAAGTGTTTTATCTTTTGGAATTATGCCTGCATCTTTTGCTGCTTTAAGTTGTGTTTCGTTTTCTGGTTTATAAAAAGTACCTGTTCTTGGTTGAGCAAGTCCTTCAAATTCAGAAAAGTCTACAACTCCTCCTGCATCGCTAATAATTGTATTAGCATCTGCTTTTGCTTTACTTTCTTTTACTTCTTTTTCTTTCTCTGTTACTTTAGCTATATCTGCTGCAGCATTAGTTTGCTGTGCTTTTGCTTTAAATCTTGCTAGTTCATTTTGTTTATCTGCATAACTTGTTGTGTCAGTTAAAGCATCTTCAAACTCTTTTAATTTTTTTAAGTATTCATATGGGTCAGATGTTGCTAAATCTTGATTAGCATTTATAAAATTTAATCTTGCTTGATTAATTTTTATTTCAGTTTTATCTCCTGCTCCTGTTCTAAGTTGATTGTAAAAATTACTAAGACCTCCACCCATTCTGCTAAATATATTTTCATATGGATCGCCTGTTGGAAATAACTCTACAGGGTCAAAAGAAGTCCCTGCTGTTCTTTCTACTCTTGCTCGTTCTCTTTCAAATCTGTCTAGTTCATCTTGTACTTGAGATAAAGGTGGTTGACCTGCTCTTGCAAATCTTCCTACCTCACTAGGATTAAG